CGGCGCCGTGGCATCGGCCGCGATCGAGGCCCGCGTCAGCGCGCAATTCCAGGGATGCAGGCGCAGCACCGCATCGCGCACCACCTCGTGGACGTCGTTGATGGCCCGCGCATTCTCGCTGTCCTCGGTCAGCGAGCTGATGCGATCGGCGCCAAGGCGCCGCAACGCGAGATTGGCGATCTGGACCCAGCTGGCCATGCGTTACCCCCGGCGAAGATCCGGGCGGGGCCCCCAATCCCTTACAGGCTGGGCCCCGCCCGGCGACGCTTACTTGCTGCCGTCGTGATACTGCAGGCGCATGGCCAGCGTGCCGGCCGCGGTCGGCGCGTTGGTCGTAGCCGTGATGGCCAGGTCGTACTCTTTGTTCGGGTCGCTGGTCAGGCCCAGGTATTCCCAGAGCGACTTGCCGATCTTGTCGATGTCGGTGTTGTCGTCCTCGAGCTGGCGCTCGACCATGCCGGAGCTGGCCGAGCTCATATTGATGGCCGAACCGAAAAGGTCGATATCGACGACGGCCCCGCCATTCGCGGCGGTGTCGTAGACGCCGATATCGGCGGTGGTCATGCTGGTGATCGCGTCGTGGCCGACCTGCAGCGAGTGCGGACGGATCGAGGAATGCACGCGCAGAAGGCGATAGACCGAGCCCGCGCTATCGGTCGCCACGGTCTCCACGGTCTGGTTTTTGGTCTTGATCTTGTCGCCGGCGGTCATCTTGCCGTCGCCGGCGTCGGCGTTGGTCACTTCGGTGCTCTTGGTGTTCACAACGGCCATGGTGGCCTCCTTGGTTCTGTCTCGATCGGGGCCCGCCCGGCGCGATCGCCACCGGGCGGGATCAACTCAACCGCTCATCACGCCGAGGGCGTCAGCTCTCCACGACGTCGATCTGGACGACCTTGCTCTCCTGCATACGGGTGGTTCCGTAGGTCGAGGAGGCATAGATCTGCCAGGCGTAGGATTTCTGCGGCAGCTGGTCGATCTTGGTCTGCGGCAGAAGCGGCACGTTGTGCAGCAGGCCCGACTTCGTCCAGGCAACGCAGCTGCGCGTGGTCGAGGCCTTCGGGATGATGCGCTGCGTGGCGCCGGTCTCATCCGTCCAGTCCTCGAGGCGGATGTAGTTGAAGCCGAAGAATTTGCCGTCGAGGCCGCCGGAGACCAGCACACGCTGGTTGTTGTAGTCGATCGACTTGACCTCGGTGGTGTTGATGAATTCAGCCTCCTGCGCCGCCGTCCAGGCGACATACATCTCTTCATTGCCGTCGACCGCATTGCCGGTCTTCAGCTTCTGCATGGCTGAGCGCACCTTATCGAGGGTGAAGCCCGTCCCGCCGGCAGCAATCTGCTGCCCCGCCGGCAGCGTCTGGCTCGTGGTGCCATCCTCGCCGACATAGGCCGTGCCCAGCGCCGCGGCGATGATGTTGGCGTCGCGCGCCCGGTTGAGCGCCGCGACGAAAGCCTTGGCGTAGTCACTCGACGGGTTCATCACGATGCGGATGATGTCCTGCACGTCGAGCAGGTCCGCGATCTCGAAGTCCTTCATGGACACCCAGCGCCGGCGGTGCGGCGTGGTGACATACTGGGTATCGCCGTGGCGCTGCGACTTCTCGCGGGCAGCGACGGCGCCGATCTGCGGGAAGTTGACCCGCTTGCCGGTCTCCTTCTCGAGGCGCACAGCATTCTGCAGGCTGCACTGCATCTGCTGCGCCAACATTTCCATGTTGGTCTGGTAGGTCGTCTTGTGCAGTAGGGTGATTTCGGTGGACATGGCGTCCGCTCCTTGGTTCGGTGGCTACTCGGCTACCGGCCGTCGGAGGGTTGCCCTTGCGGACCCATCTGCGCGTAACGCCGCGCCCGTCGGAGGTCTCTCCCTCAGTCCTGCCTTGCGGCAGACGGTTGCCCTCTTGCGAGGACCGCTTTTGCGCGTGACGCCGCGCCGGGCGGGGCTTTCAGCCCGGTAACTCTCCCGCCGCAACCAGCGCGACGGCGCGCTCAAGCACATCCGGCAGCTGGGGGTCGTTCAACACTGGCAACGCACCGGAGCGCGCGATGATCGCCTTCAGCAGTTCTAGGCGGATCCGGGCCGGCGTCAGCGGCTCGACGGCGACCGCCGAAGCAACCGCCTCGCCGCCGCCGAGCTCCCTGATCGCCTTGGAGATCCGCCCGGCCATCAGGTCACAACCTCCGGGTTCGCGGCGGTGAGCAGCCCCTGCATCTTGTCGAAGGCGGCCTTATGGCCCGGGTGGTTGTTGTCGGTATAGACCCTGACGAAATCCGGATCGGCCTTCAGCGCTGCTATCTGCTGCTGCGCCTGTACCGGCGTCAGCGCCCGCGCGCCACCGCCACCCGCGCCAGCAATGCGGTCTTCCTTGGTCGCCTCGCCGAGAGCGGCCGCCGCCGTGAGGATCTGATAGGACAGGCCGCGATCGCGCAGCACCTCGAGGGTGGGCGCGTCGATGCCAAGCAACTCGAGCCCCTTGTCGGCCGCCTCCGACTTGGCCTCGTAAGCCGTTCCCCACTCGGTCTTGAGCTTCTGGTCGGCCTGCTTCCCGAGCTCAATGCCTCGCGCCTTCGAGGTCTCCCCCGACTTGGTGGCGAACTCCGTCAGCGCGCCGGTCAGGGTGTCGACTTGCCACTGCGCCAGGCCCGCCTTGTGGAAGGCCGGCGCGAAGTGGCCATGCACGGCTTTGTCGGCGTCGGTCATCTCGGAACCGCCGCTGGGCTTGAAGCTGTAGGCTTCCGGCGTTTCCGGCCGACCGATCGTTGCCCAGCCGTCCCACTTCGACCAGTCGCGCTCGCCCTTCTCATTCTTGGTCGGCAGCGGGATGCGATCGGCGCCGAGGGTGCGCTCGAGATTGGCGAAGCCGTCGATCACCACGCCCGGATGCTCGGCCTTGTGCCAGCCCTTCGTGACAGCAAAGGCCTTAGCGTCCGCCGG